GAGGATGCTCTGGTTTAACCTCAATAGGCATCCCCAACGGCGTGACGTCCATTGGCGACGGTGCCTTTGACGGATGCTCTGGATTGACTTCTATCAGCATCCCCGACGGTGTCACGTCCATTGACAACCTTGCGTTTGCCGGATGCACTGGGTTGATCTCAATCATCATCCCCAACGGTGTGACGTCTATTGGCGACCATGCGTTTTACGAATGCGCCGGGTTGACCTCGATCACCCTCCCCGACGAATTGACATCCATCGGCGAGGGTGCCTTTGAAAAATGCACTAGGTTAACCTCGGTCAGCATCCCCAACGGTGTCACGTCAATTGGCAAAAGTGCGTTTTACAAATGCACTGTGTTGAACTCGGTCACCATCCCCGACGGAGTGACGTCGATTGGCGAGAGTGCCTTTGCCGAATGTGCAAGGTTGACCTCAATCAGCATCCCCGACGGAGTGACTTCTATTGGCGAAAGTGCGTTTGGTGGATGCGCTGGAAAAAATACAATCCCCTATAGTGTAACGTCAATTGGAATCAGGGCGTTTTACAAATGCACTGGGTTAAGATACATTATAATTCCGGAAAGTGTTGAGATTACGAAGGACACTTTCCCAGATACTACAAGAGTAATTAGAATTTAATTTATAAATAATTTCTTGATATTACAGAATAATTTGTTCTAAAATAAATAGTTAAAACCAAAACTTTATTTTATTTTTTAAATTAATTGAATTTATTTTTTAAATTAATTGAATTTATTTTTTAAATTAATTGAATTTATTTTATATTTATATATTATAAATGTCAAAAAACAGCGAAGCAAATATTGATACTTCTGATATTCCAAAATATTGTAATAAATATGAGCATATTCCCTCATTACATAATTTTTGTATAGAAAAATATAGAAAAAATAATTTTAATGTTGTTAGTAAAGAATCACCAAAAACAGAGTTTAAGAGAACCACTTTTTATAATATTGATTTTTGTGATGTTGATAAAAGAATAGAATTAAAAGATAAAATATTTAATTATTTATTAGAAAATAAGAAAAATTTCTTAAAGGAAAAAAAAGATTATACTAAATCAGAAATTAATAAAGAAGTTATATATTATTTAGATTTAGCATTACAATTAGATATAGATAAGGAATATTTAGAGCATTTAATTTTAATTTATTTTTCTTCTATGGAAAAAGATATTTTATTAAATATAGATTGGGATAATAAAAAAGATAAATTTATAGAAAGAGTATATTTAGATTTTGGATATTTTAGAAGTGATTTAGCATATAAAAAAAATAAAGGTTCCTTAAAAAAAGTAATAAAAAGTAAAAAGAGTAGTTTACCAAATAGAGGTAGTTTACCTAAGAGAACTGGTAGTTTACCTAAGAGATCTGGTAGTTTACCTAAGAGAACTGGTAGTTTACCTAATAGAATGGGTATTTTACCTAAGAGAACTAGTAGTTTAACAAAAAAAGCATATAGTGCGCCTAAAAGATTAAGTCTTGAAGAAGAAAGTATAATATATAAAAGTTTACATACTGCTTGGCATATAGAAGATGTAGTTACTTTTTTTGATGAATATGTAATGACTTATATACATATGAAAGAGGAAGTAATAGATAATCTTGATGATTTTAATACAACATATGGTTATTGGGTTACTGAAATAAAAAAATTACAAGAAATCCAAAACGTTAATATAATTAATAAAGACTTTGTAAAAAAAATAAATAAAAACAATATTGTAGGAGTAATAATTCCTAAAAGTGTGACTTCGATTGGACACAGAGCGTTTCGCGCTTGCACTGGGATGACCTCGGTCATCATCCCCAACGGTGTGACGTCTATTGGCGACCATGCGTTTTTCAAATGCGAAGGGTTGACCTCGATCACCATTCCCGACGGTGTGACGTCGATTGGCAAAAGTACCTTTTTGAGATGTGCTGAGTTGACATCGATCAGCATCCCCGACAGTGTGACGTCGATTGGCGTCGCTGCCTTTAACTTTTGCGCCAAGTTGACCTCGATAACCATCCCAGACGGTGTGACTTCAATTGGCTCCAGTGCCTTTGACGGATGCGCTGGGTTGACGTCGTTCACCATCCCCGTCGGTGTCACGTCGATCGAAGATCGTACGTTTGCCGAATGCACTGGGTTGACCTCGATCACCATCCCCAACAGTGTGGTGTCGATTGGCAAAAGTTCTTTTTGTAGATGCACCGGGTTGACCTCTATCCACCTATCAAACGGTATGATATCGATTGAACAAGGTTCGTTTTTCGGATGCACCGGGTTAAGATACATTATAATTCCGGTAGGTGTTAATATTATAGGTGGCACTTTCGCAAATACTACAAGAGTATTTAGAATTTAATTTATAAATAATTTCTTGATATTACAGAATAATTTGTTCTAAAATAAATAGTTAAAACCGAAAACTTTATTTTATTTTTTACACCCTTGAAACTTTAAAATGGGACAAAAATATATAATTTAATAGTATATAGTTATGTCTAAACATAAAAGTGAAGATTATAAAATTAGTGCAGTGAATTATTATTTAGATAATGATGTAAATATGGATTATGTATGTAATATTTTTAATTGTAAGAAACAATCTTTATCAAGATGGGTTCAAAGATATAATAATGATAAATCTATTAAACGATATAATAGAAAACCAATATTTTATAAAATAACAAAACAACAAGTAGAATACGCACTAAAATTATTAAAAAATAATGAACAAATTACTATGTTAGAATTATCAAAACAAATTAAGAAGAAATATAAAGATTTTAATGTTACTCCACAATGGTTAGGTAAAGTATTAAGAGATAATAATAAAACAAGAAAAAGAACCAGACATGAACATTTTCCAACTACAAAATATAATAAACCTGTCAATAAAAAAATAGAATTAACTAAATTCTATAAAGAGATTAAAAAATATTCATTAAATAAAATTATTAGTATAGATGAAACATCTATTAGTCCAGCAATGATAATGGAATATTCAAGATGCGATATTGGTAAAAGGTGTGTTATAAAAACAGATGACAATTTTGTATTCAAGAAATTTACATTGTTATCTGCTATATCTAATAAAAAATGTTTGGGACGGATATTATATGAAAAAGGTGGTTCAACAAAAGAAAGATTTGTTGAATTTTTACAAAATATTGTTTTTCAAAAATATAAAAATCATTTACTCGTTTTAGATAACGCAAGAGCACACAATAATAATTTTGTTAAACAAACAATAATAGATAGTGGTAATAAATATCTATTTACAGTTCCATACACACCGAAAACCAATGCAATTGAAATGTGGTTTAACCAAATAAAACATACATTAAAGTTAAATAAGAAAGTATTAAAATTTAATGAATTAAAATTAGAGGTTAAAAAATCAATTAGAAAAGTTAAAAAAAATAACTATGAAAATTATTTTGATTATGCCTATAATAAATCAAAAAGTTATAAACAAAAAACGAAAAAAGTAAATAAAAAAATTTATAAATAAAAGGTTCTGTTATTAGAGAGGGTGTGATACAAGATAATAATTATTATTAAATTCTTTAATATATAAAACCTCTTTATTTAATGGAATTTTTATTTTTAGTTTATCATCCAACTTAATAGAATGTAACTTATTTTTTTTTAAGAAAGTTTCAGAAGTACTTGTTAATTTATTGCCCGATAATTTCCAATGAGATTTAAGTGCTAACCATTCATTTTCGTGTTATTTATTTTTCTATATAAAAATTTTGTATATGGTTTTATACCATTTTTATCCATAAAGAATTTTTCTTGAATATAATTAATATCATAAGATATATTAACATATTTAATAATATTATATGTATTTTCAGGTATTTTTTTATAATTTGAACAATCAATATAATTTATATCAACTCTTTTAACAGATTTAAAATAATCATAATATTTTGTATCATCGCCATTAATTTTATCATTAAATCTTACCCATTTATTAGGTATATTATATGCGTCGCTTACTATAAGTCCGTGTAATGATGAAGAAATAGTTTTTTCACAACTTAAAATATCATTAATAACTAACTCTATGTCTTTGTTAATTAATTTTATTACTTTTATACCTTCTATTCCGTTATACATGTTTGATACAACATCATAGTGAATATAATGAGGTATAATCCCAAGTGTATATTTTTTTTCCACAACTGGATTATAATATAATGGTAATAATAATCCAGGATCTCCGTATATTGGAGGACAGTAACATCCAATTTTCAATAATCTTTTTCTAGTTAATGGCCCTCTCACAGATTTTATAATACCTTTATTAATATTTTGGTCTATATCTCTTATACCAGATCCCCATACAATAGTATCTTTATTACATAACCTCATTATAGAACCGCAACTAATAATTTTTGGTTTTTTATTTGAAAAATCAAATTCAAAAGTATCTTTATCACAAAATTTATTTAAAAAATATGGTGTAAATAAATCGCCAAAATTATCAACAGCACTATAATAGTAAAATGGTATTTTTACATTATTTATGTTAATATATATTTCTGGTAAATATTCTTTTATAAATTCAATTGTAAAGTTGTTATAAATATATTCTATCATATTATCATAAAAGTATCTTTGAATATTACTTAATGTATTACTATTTTTTATATTCCAATATTTTAATTTTCCTACAAAATGAAAAAATGAAATATTATTGTAATTTGTATTATTAAATTTACTTGAACATACTATATGAAATTCTGGTTCTAATAAATAAATATGTGTTGGATTTAATAATTGATACATTACCATTAAACTATCATCACCACACCTAGGTTTTTTAATTCTTAATGATGTTTGATAATATTCAACTATTTTTTCATAAAAATTAATTTTTTGTAATTCTTTTATATTATATATTTTTACCCCTCCGCATATTCTATGTTGATTTATATCACCCTCGCCATAGACTTTTTTTATTTCTTTATAATCATTCATTATTGGCGAGAATTTTTTGATAGTATTGGATTTTGTGTAACTTCCTCCTATAAATTTAATCAAATTGAAATCAATATCTATATTTTTATTAGTGTAAATATCTGGTTCTATTTGTATTATAAAATCATATTCTGGAAACATTTTATAAGCATAAAAATGATAAAAACATTCTATTGGATATTTTTTTCCGTAGGGACGTTTATCCAAATCATAAAAGTCTTCTCTTAAATCTATCTCTTTTAAAATTACATTAAATTTTTTACACAAATTTTTTGTTTCATCACTAAAAACAGTTCCTATAATTACTTTTTTATATTTAGGATTATACTTATTAAATAGATTCAAAGCAATTATAGATTTTGGAACATAATGATCATTGCAAGTTATTAGAACAATATTATTCATATATAATATATGTATATATTATTTTAATTCTGTGCTAAAATTAATTCGAATACTTTATAAGATTGATACTAATGAATTTTAAATATATTTCTCTATAGCGTAATCCCATAAATTCATACAAGTATGAAGACCACTGTCATTATCATTTAACCATTGGTCCAATGTTATATTATTTTCAGTTATATTTTTTTTACGTTTACTAATATAATCTTTTATAACCTTTTGACAATATTGATTCATAGTTTTTTTATTAATATCTCCGTCTTTTAATAAAGCCTTTACTATAATTTGTAAAGATTTTCTTTTTTTATTCCTCCTAACATCATCTTCTACTATTTTTTCTATTCTACAAGTAGAGCAATTTTTATATTTATATGGATTAATAAATAATGACTTACATGTTTTACAATTAGAAAATGTATCACTTCTAAAATTAGTATGTATTATGTAACAAC